ATGTCTTGTTAGTAGATGTCAAGGGTTCTGATATAGGACTTTTTGATGAGGTTGGAAGCATTTATGTTTCAGATATTGTGGAGGTCTTAGATGATGAGTAATGACCAAAAGGCTATGGCTTATTGTTTATACAATAGAGATACAGGTGTAAGATTAAGTTTTGTTTATAGGAAACTTGTTGACCACCCTCCTTCGACAGGTGAAAAACTTTATGACTTTAAATATAAAGGTAAGAAGAAATATCAAGAAAGTCAAAGGGTTGTAGCTGTTGAGGAACTTCATAACAATTACCTTATAGGTACTGAACTAAACGCAGATTCGGTTAAAAGATTTAACTATGATTGTATTCTTCAACATTCTTGTAGAGCATTTGAAGAAGTGTTATGATTAGTCTATGACTAAATTTGATTCTAAGAGAAAAAAATTAGATGTAGATTGGGATAGCCTAGTTAAGTGGGAGGAAGATAATAAAGCTCTCGTTATCTGGGCTATAACACCTGATTGTATCAGGGAAAGAATGAAAGCAACTAATAATAGATTTGCTGTTAATGATAATATGATATATGAATTTTGTTATCACAGTCGTAGAGGTTGGGATATGGAAGCATTTAAAAATGCTTTCAAAGACTTTGTTATTTGGAAGTTAAAAGATTATACAGATGAACAACAAGAAAGTTAAAAGGTTAAGAAGAAAAGTAAAACAAATTCAGTTGGAATGGTTTAGAACTTTACTACCTGACAACGAGCAAGATAAGGTTAGCTTAGAGAACATTAGTTCTTTAATGCCGGACCAAACCCATGTCTATGCTAATGGTAAAATGAATCTGTCTTTTATGACAGAT